TATTCACCTAGTAAAGAAGCATTCATACAAAAGATTGGTGGGCACAATGTAGCAACTCTTAAAGAGATGTCTGATTTACATCTGTATGATTTTGGGATATTCTTAGAATTACAACCGGATGATGAGCAAAAACAAATACTAGAACAGAACATCGTAACTGCTTTATCTGCGCAAATGATAGAATTATCTGATGCTATTGATATAAGAGAGGTTAGAAACATAAAATTAGCTAATCAAGTTCTTAAAATGAGAAGAGCTAAGAAACTAGCTAAAGATCAGAAAATGCAGCAAGAGAATATGCAGGCACAAGCTGACGCTAACATTAAAGCAACTGATGCAGCTTCAAAAGCAACAGCTGACAAACTTCAACAAGAGTTAGCTGGCAAAAAAGAATTATTAGAAATAGAAGGAAATATAGATCTACAGAAAATGACTGCTGAAGTGCAGGCTAAGAAAGATCTAATGAAGTTAGAATTTGATTACAACATGCAATTGCACTCGGCTGCAGAAAAAATCAATAAAGAAAAAGAAAGTGTAAAAGAAGATAGAAAAGATGGGAGAACTAAAATTCAAGCATCGCAACAGTCCAAAATGATTAAACAAAGACAGGAGAATTCAGAGCCTACAGAGTTTGAATCATCAGGGAATGATATTATGGGTGGTGGATTCGGTTTGAATTCATTTGATCCTAGATAGTACCAAGTAACAATTATTTTATAAAATTTTATTATGTCAGAAGAATTAAAAGAAGGTGGTAACATGAAAATGAAACCAACCAACAAAAAAGTAGAAGCTCCTGTAGTTGAAGAAACTAAAGTTGAGCAAGAACCTATTCCAGTAGATTTAAAAGAGGTTGAAGCAAAAGCTGTGACTTATGATGATGACACTATTAAGGTGAACATGGATTTTGGTAAAGAACCAGAGCCAACAAAAGAAGACGTTATAGAGGCTCCAATTGAAGCTCCTATAGAAGTAGTCACTGAAGATACAATAGTTGAACCAGAAGCTCCTGATACGCCTCTAGAAGAGGTTATCACTGAAGTTACTGATGAAGTTGTTGATGAGATGCAAGTTGATTTAGAAGAAGCAATTGAAGAAGCTGAGACGGAGGGTAAGCCTTTACCTGAGAACATTCAGAAGGTTGTAGAATTTATGGAAGACACTGGAGGAACTCTGGAGGATTACGTAAAGCTAAATCAGGATTACTCTGAGTTGGATGAAGATAAACTGTTAGCAGAATACTATCAAGCATCGAAACCTCATCTTGACGCTGAAGAAGTTGAATTCTTATTAGATGATGAATTTACTTACGACGAGGATATTGACGAAGAAAGAGATATAAGGAAAAAGAAAATAGCTAAGAAAGAACAACTTTCGCAAGCTAAAAAATATTTAGACTCACAAAAAGACAAATATTACAGTGAGATTAAATCAGGTAGTCGTTTGGCTCCTGAACAAAAGAAAGCGGTTGAATTTTTCAATCGATATACAAAAGAAAATGAAGTAACACAAGCTAATGTAGCTAAACAATCAGAAGTTTTCCAACAAGGAACTAGTAAAGTATTCACAGACAAATTCAAAGGTTTTGATTATGCTGTAGGAGACAAGAAGTACAGGTTCAACGTTAAGAATACTGCTGAGGTTAAAGAGACTCAGAGTGACCTAAACAATTTCGTTAAGAAGTTCTTAAACGATAAAAATGAAATGGTCGATGCTAAGGGTTATCATAAATCATTGTTTACAGCTATGAATTCAGATGCTATTGCAAATCACTTTTATGAGCAAGGCAAAGCCGATGCAATGAAAGATAGTATTGCAAGATCTAAGAACGTTGCTATGGATCCGAGAAGTGTCCATGAAAAAGTAACGACATCTAATGGTTGGTCAGTACGCTCAGTACCATCAGAGGCGAAAAGTGCTTCACAATTTAAAATCAAAAAAATAACTTAATTAAAAAAATTAAACTATGGCTTTACAAGGCACAGGTGCTGAATTAGGACACCTTACTCCTAGACCGATTAAAGGTCTATTTGGAGACAATTACCTATCTGTTGCAGATATGGATTTTACAAAACAATTTTTACCAGAAGTATACGAAAAAGAAGTTGAAAGATACGGAAATAGAACTATAGCTGGATTCTTACGTATGGTAGGAGCTGAAATGCCAATGGCATCTGACGTTATTACTTGGAGCGAGCAAGGAAGATTACACATCGCTTATGATGATGTAGTTGTTACTTCTGCTACTGAATTAGAATTCCCTGCTGATCACGTTATCGGAGCTGGAATGACAATCGTTGTTAATCAAGGATTTAATACTTTCAAAGCTTACGTTAATGCGGTAAATGGAACTGCTGTATCTATTGACTGTTATGCTGATCCTGCTGGATTATCATTCGCGTCAGGAATAGCAAAAGTATTCGTATACGGTTCTGAATATAGTAAAGGAACTTCAAATGCAGGTAACTCTGTAGATGCTTCTTTCACATCTTTTAGTAACAAACCAATTATCCTTAGAGATAAGTATAATGTAAATGGTTCTGATGTTGCTCAAATTGGATGGGTTGAAGTAACTAGTGAAGCTGGAACTTCAGGATACCTATGGTACCTTAAGTCTGAGCACGAAGCTAGATTAAGATTCGAAGATCAATTAGAGATGAGTATGGTTGAAGCTGAGCAATCTGCTGCAGGTATAGCATCTGCTGCTGAATTCGGTGGAGGATCTACAATTACTGGTTCTGAAGGTTTATTCGCTGCTATCGAGTCTAGAGGACTTGTTTACAACGATGCTGACTTTGGAGGAGCTGCTGGATTAGGAGAATTTGATTCTATTCTTAGAGAACTTGATAAGCAAGGAGCTATTGAAGAGAACATGTTATTTATATCTAGAGGAGTATCTTTAGACATGGACAATATGTTAGCTGCACAAAATTCTTACGGAGTTGGAGGAACATCTTATGGTGTATTCAACAATGAAGAAGATATGGCTTTAAACTTAGGTTTCTCTGGTTTCAGAAGAGGATCTTACGATTTTTACAAAACAGATTGGAAATATTTAAATGATTCAACAACTAGAGGATTATTAAGTGATATCGAAGGTGTATTAGTTCCTGCTGGAACAAGTACAGTTTACGATCAACAACTTGGTAAAAATATCTCAAGACCATTCTTACACATACGTTACAGAGCTTCTGAAGCGGATGATAGAAGACTAAAATCTTGGGTTACTGGTTCAGTTGGAGGTAATTATACTTCTGACGCTGATGAAATGAATGTACATTTCTTATCAGAAAGATGTCTATGTGTTCAAGCAGCTAATAACTTCTTGTTATTAAAAGCTACACCAGCTTCTTTATAGTAAATTAAACTTTGTGATGGTTACCCTCGTTATAGCAACGGGGGTGATTATTACTCTTATAAACTTTTAAATTATATCATATCATGGCTAAAAAAGCTAATATAGAATCACCTGTTGTCGAAGAGGCAATAGTAGAAACTAGTACACCAAAAGCGGTGGCTAAGAAAGACGTAAAACCAGACTGGGAAATCAGAGATAGGTTGTATACGTTAAAAACTAATAAAAGACCATTAATATTTACAATACCTGCAAAGCATACAGCTAAAACAGCATTGTTATATTTTTGTCCTGAAAAAGGTTATCAAAGAGAAATACGCTACGCGACTAATCAAAGAAGTGTATTTGTTGATGAACAACAAGGTATTGCTACCTTAGGAAGAATTGTATTAAGAGATGGTGCATTAACTGTACCAAAAGAGAATCAATCTTTACAAAAGCTATTATCTTTATATCACCCATATAGAAATGAGGTATATGAAGAGTACAATCCAGTACAAAGAGCTAACAATGAAGTTAATTGGATAGAATACGAATTACAAGCTATGAATATGGCAAAAGCATTATCACTTGATGAAGCTGAAGCTATTTTAAGAGTTGAATTTGGTTCACAAGTTAACAAGTATTCATCTGATGAATTAAAAAGAGATATTCTAGTATTCGCTAGAAGAAAACCTGTATTATTCTTAGAGTTAGCAAATGATGATAATGTTCAACTAAGAAACTTTGGAATCAAAGCAACGGAAGCTAAGTTATTAAAACTAAGTGCCGACCAAAGAACTTTCACTTATGGTGATGGAAACAGAAAATTAATGACTGTTCCCTTTGATGAGCATCCATATTCTGCACTAGCATCTTTCTTTAAGACTGATGAAGGTCTAGAAGTTTACAAAGCTTTGCAAAAAAGAATGTAATAAACAACTTTAGTAGAGGGTTCTTAATTGAGCCCTTATACTAATTTAAACAAATATATATATGTCAGTAAGAATAGACACGGTGTACCAAAGAGTACTTGGTATCATTAACAAAGAACAAAGAGGATTTGTAACTCCTCAAGAATTTAACTTATTTGCCAATCAAGCGCAATTAGATATATTCGAACAATATTTCTACGATATTAATCAACACGGCAGACTGCACGGGAATGATACAGAATATTCAGACATGTTAAATATCTTAAATGAAAAGATAAATTTATTCGAAACTCAAGAGAAGTTAGAATATGTAGACTTCGTTTTTAAACATCCTAACGACCTTTATAGGCTAGGGACTGTTATCTACAACAACGTAACTACAAAGTTAATCCTGGACTATATAAACGGCCCTAAAACACCTCAGACAACAACAGAGTTTATCGAGGTAGAGAGGATTAATCAAAACGAATTTTTATACATAAATTCCTCACCCTTAACTAAGCCTAAAAATGTTAGGCCAGTATTCACAGCAGACAATAAAGGTATAAAAGTATACGGCGATTCTACAATAGTAGATAACGTATCACTTAACTATATAAAATATCCAGCTAAAGTCGAGTGGAGATACCAAATGGTATATGGAGAAGCACTTTATGATGCAGCTATATCAACTGATTTTGAACTACACGGTTCAGAAGAGACTGATTTAGTAATTAAAATACTAGCACTTGCTGGTATGGTAACAAAAGAAGATAATGTAGTGGCTCAAGCAAAGGCTGAAGATGCTAAGAATACACAACAAGAAAAACAATAAAAGATGGGATTAATCAATCAATCAGATGAACAATACTATTTAGGACCAGATGACGAGTGGAACACTTGGGATGAGAATTACGGTAGTTATCAGTTTACTCCAATTAAAGATATTATTAATAACTTTATAATTGCTTACGTCGGAGAAGATAAGATTATAAGCAAAGTTAAAAGAACAGATGTAGCTTACCATGCACAGCGCGGAATAGCTGAGTTTTCATTCGATACTTTAAAATCGGTTAAATCACATGAAATTGAAATATCACCTAGCCTTAATATGGTCCTGCCTAAGGATTATGTTAATTATGTTAAAGTTACTGCTACGGATTGTGCCGGGCTTGAACATACTGTATTTCCCGCGATTAAGACCAGTAACCCATTACCAATACTACAAGATGATCGTTTTCAGTACATATTTAATCAACAAACTCAAGAAGTTGTTACAGCTAACGAATCTCAAACAAGAAAGGCTTTTCAGAAAGGCAACACAAAGTTAGGAAAAAAAGTATTTTATATTGATCCTATTCAGAATGTAATGTTTTTTGATAGCTCGATGTGCGAAGAGGTTGTTACGCTAAAATATATATCTGACGGACTAGGTACAGATGAAGAAATGCAAGTTCATAAGTTTGCGGAAGATGCTTTATACAAGTATATTGCTTACAGAATATTATCGACCAGAGCTAACGTCCAAGAATATGTTATCAATAGACACAGAAAAGATGCGTGGGTAGCCAGAAGAAATGCAAAACTTAGATTATCTAATATTAAAGTAGAAGAGTTTGCTAAAATCATTAAGGCTAGGGAAAATAACGGACCAAAGTTACCAGGAAGTAAAACATGTTAAAATAAAATATTATGGCAGAATTGGTAAATAATTTTCAATTAGGAAAAATGAATAAGGACGCGGACGAAAGATTAGTCCCGCGTGGTGAATATAGAGATGCCCTTAATATAGAAGTAGCTACATCAGAGGGTAGCGGAATGGGTGTTGTACAAAATATAAAAGGTAACGTTGAATTAACTAAAGTAAAATCATTTACAGATTGGGAAGATTCAGTATATATAAAAGCATTAGTTAACCCAGTATGCGTTGGTTCCATAGCGGATCCACGAGTAGAAAAAATCTACTGGTTCATTGCTTCGGATGGTATATCAGCTATTGCGGAATACGATCAATTAACTGGCTTAATACAGCCAATACTAGTAGATACTAAAGGTATTCTTGATTTCTCTTTAGATTTCTATATAACAGGTATAAACATTCTTGAAGGACAACTTATTTGGACAGACAATCAGACTGAGCCAAAAATATGCCTTATTGAGAAATGGAAAGGTTCTACGCCTAATTTCATAACTCACTCACAATCATTTGGCCGAGATTTCCTTGAGTCAGATATAACAGTAATAAGAAAAAGACCTTTAAATAGGTTAAATGTAACTCCTTATCCATCCGCTAGATACGGCCCAGGAACAGGGGTAACTCCGTTTATTTCAGTTGATTCTCTTAACTTTAATATTGGAGAAGCTGATGAGGACGGTGTAATGCGATACTCTTCATTTAAAACATATGGAGAAGATGGGTTAATAAGACAATTAGATGTTACAGGCCCAGACTACCCTACTAATTACAAGGTAGGTGATATAGTTCATTTGAAGGCACAGAACGAAGGACTTGACGACGAAGAAAATGAATTCCCTGCTAGCGTATTTTTAGAGTATACTATAGTTATAGAAATAACAGGACCAGCTCCTATGGCTTCAGGCGAGATATTAACAAACGCACTTCAGCCATTCTTAGAATATAAATTACTTTCAATACCAGATCAAATCCCGTATACAACTACAAATGAAGCTGGAGATGTAGAGTTATTGCAGTGGGAAGGTATATTATTTGAAGAGAACATATTATTTGAAGATGTATTTCCTAGATTTTCTTACAGATGGAAGTATGATAATAATCAATATTCAGGGTATGCACCTTTTACAAATGTTATATTTATAGGTGGAGAGTTTGAATACTTATCTTCTGACGGACACAATGCTGGCATGGAGAATCATACTAGAAGAATAGAAATAACAGATATTGATTGGGGTGATGAATGGGTTAAAGAAGTAGAAATACTTTACAAACCTTCACATAGCACAACAGTTTATGTTGTTGATGAAATTAAATTAGATGAGCAAGACACTAGACCAACTACATTCACAATTGATACAGAAATAGTAGGCGCAGTTGTTGCGGCTAATCAATTACTGAGACCTTACGACAACGTACCTACAAAGGCATTAGCCCAAGAAGTTGGTAGCAATCGTATTATATACGGTAATTACACACAACAATTTGATGTAGTAGATCCCAAAGTACAGACATCGTTAGAAATTACAGACCACCCATCAAAATATGAAGGTGGTGAAGATGATTTAAGAATGCCTTTTGAGTCTTTGAAATCAATGAGGACATACCAGGTTGGTGCAAACTATTTAGATACTTACGGTAGAGAAACCCCTGTGTTCACAACACTAGGAGCTT